AAGCGAACTCGCATTGACGCGGCAGTCATCGTAGGGGGCGTGAGAGACATCAGCCTCCAGCGGGCGAAAGGCCGGCATCAATATCTTCTTATCTGCGGGGACGTAGAAGATGATGCGGACTAACGGGCCCGTAGTGACTGTGTGTGCATGCACAACCTCAAAGAAACCACCACCAAAAGGAAGGGCCACGGGTGTAGTGCCGGCCACGGTCACGTCATGTATTACTGTCTGCCCGTCCGGCTGGTAGAACTTCAGCGACAGGGTCAGAGTAGTACCTACATTCGTGAGGACAGCATAAGTGCAAGGCCCAACCGAAGTTGGCGAAATTTGCTCCGCTGGTGCGTACATGAATCGCGCCTCCTCACCGTCAAGGATGCCGAGGGGCGAGTTCCCCGCTGACGCAAAGATCTCCTGGTACGCACGACCGAGGTTCGGTGACGCCGGTTCAACCACATTCGTCACATACCCTAAGGAGGGCGGAGTGGAGGAGCCAACCAAGGACGATTTTATGTCGTACCAGAGAGGGCAGCCAGCGTCACGCGTGAGCACGTACCTCCGGTAGTGAGAGCCGTAGCTCGAGCTTTCCGTTGTGGCGTTGTACTCCAAAGACACTGTGGCGGTTCTGGCAAGGTTAGGGTACGTAGGAAAGCGGATGGGTGCATTTTCATGCGGTAATGCGATGACCCGTGCGATTTCATTCATGCTGGTCAAACGCTTACGACCGGCACCCGCCAACTGTACCCTTCGCTGTCTTTGCATCTCTGTGGCTACGTAAGCAAAGAAAAGGCGAGTTGCCTGAGGTGAAAGGGGCTTTGGCCCCGGGGTCGGGCGGACTTAACCGTCTCTTTTTAAATCACCAAGCCCTTGGGTTACCTTCTCACAGATCGTCCTGCATCGCGCAGGCGTTGAGGAAGGGGAAATCTACAATGCACGGCACCCTCTGTATCTGAGACACGAGGGAGAGGTCGTGCAGGATTGCCTGGGCACTGACGTGATAGCGGCGGGCCAAATATGCGAGGGTCTCCGGACCCCAAGCAGGCGTCGGCTCCGCCCTGCAGGTCCAGGGCTTGTTTTCGTCGGGACGCTGTTCCGTGATCGGGCCCTTGGTGAGCAATAGGACGCGGTCAGCAATCTCCGCCAAAACCGGGACATGTCGGTTCAGCGCGAGCTGCTTTGCCACGCCCCGGACCCAGGCCACGGGGTGTCCGACGGGCTCGGCCTGCCAGAAAGCCTTGTACAGGCGGCGGCCCAGGGTAGGACCCCAGACCCACCTGCCCGAGACAAAGTACGGCATCTGGCCGAGGTAAGTCACCTCCGAGATATGCATAGCCGTCTCCTCCTTGACCACGAGGCCGAAGCGCTTCAAGTGGCGGACAGGCTGAATGTCCCGGATGTCGAACCTGCAGCC